CAGTCTTAAAACAGCCCTATCTAGTTTATCCAAAGTATCATTTGTTTTCAATTCCTCTAATTTTTGGAATTGGTCAACTGTTAAATCTTCGTATCTTTTAGGTATTTTCATCTTAATAATATAGTATTTTATTTACTTTTTACATTTATTGAATAAAGAATGTTGACTTTTTAAGTCGGTTTAAAGCTGGGTATCTTAACATTCCATCAATAGCATGATTATAATTATCAATAGGTTGACTTGTTGGTTTACCGTCCTTATCAGTTACCCATTTATAGTTCCTTAACTCCTTTATCAAATTAATGCTAGACTTCGTTACATTCAATTTAAACGCCTGTAAAGTATCTATTGAGTTACGAATACTATCCGCTCCCTTTTTAGCACCCTCAACTCTAAAACCTGCCCGCCTTAAATCTTCAATTGATTTTGGCTCGGCACTATCCGCAACTATCATTTGATTTCTTTGCACTCCTAATTCTTGTAATTTAGCAATAATGTCTGAATTTGTTAATTTAGTTTGATATATTAATTCATCAAACCATAATTCTCCATTATATCTATAAACTGAACCAAAAGCCGTTGGATCATTTGTGAAACCAAAATCAAGTCCATAACATATAAATTCTGCATCTTTTGGTATTTCATCACATTGTGTCCAATTTTCAAATACTGTGCCTTGTAAACTTCCTATTTCGCCATCCACATAAACACGACACCAATTTTTCCAATAATCAGACGTTTTAGCTTTCTCAATTTTTATTTGTAAGTCCTCTAATGTTTCAGGCGGTATTGCTTCATTATCTTTATAAGTCAATAAAAGAAATTCAGCATTGTGTTCTGGCATTACTTCGGTATGCGCCCAAAATTCATTATCGGGGTTAAAATCAATCCACGTTTGCTTTGAACGTATCATTAAGGCATCCGCTATCTCAAAACTAATATGGTTAGCTTCATTTAAAAATAACACGTCACGTTTACCGCTTGCCTTTGCTTTACCGACACTATCAAAAGATTTGAATTGAATTATTGTGCCATTAGCAAAAGTATATTCCATAGGGTTACCTATCCAATGACTTTCAATCCATCGGTTAGTTTCAAACATTATATCTTTAAATATCTTAACCGCTCCGTCTTTAACGGCTGGTATTGATTCCGCTACTATTGTAATTCTTTGACGTGGGTTTTTAGTAGCATAGTCAATCAGTATAGGAATAATTCCGTATGTTTTTCCTTTTCCCCTTAATCCTAAGACTAAGGGGTTATAAACCTGAAGATGTACCACCTTGAATAACACGTTTCCGTTTAGTCATTGCGAGCATCTTCTCTATTGCTGTTGTTCGTTTAAACATATTCTATTTTTAAAATTCCTTTATTTAATCTTCTATAAAAAGTAGTATTACCAATATTTAAAAATTTAATTAAGTCTTTTACGCAATTATATTTAATTCCATTATAAATAACTGATTTATATGAACATGATAAATTAGATTTTAATCCTTTATTCCAAGGGATACCACCTTTTTTAAAAGCAGTACTATTACCATTTTCTCCAACTATATTTGTTAAATTATCTAATCCGTATTTTTTTATTAAACACTGTTCTAATTTAAGAGCTTCTTTTTTAGTTATATTTTTATGTAAAAATTCAAATAAAAATCCACCAGCTTCATAAACTACTTTTTGCCATTGTTTATTTCTTAACCTTCCGCCTTCAATAACTCTATGATTTGAACCTATACCAATATAAAAAATAACTTTAGTTATAGGATTAATATGAGCATATACATAATATTCATTCATATTCAAATATACAAATTATAAATAAAATAAAAAAACATTATTTAGTCTTTAGGGAATAACGGTTGCTCAATATTAGTTTGCTCAATGCTTTCTTTTAAGCCATTTAAACGTTGTGTAATGCTTGGATTGTATTGCCCTACCATACCGCCTTCTATTTGGTCACGTCTTATAACTTCCCTTATGTGCGAACAGATAGTAATATATTCATTATATCTTTTATCAGGATTGTCAAAATATTGCTTAACACATCCTATTTTATCATAACAATAAACTCTAAAACCTTCAATAGTTAAAGGTCGTTCCAATAACTCATAATCACTCGTACCGTCTTTACCGACAAATACGTGTTTTTTACGTGGGTTTGTTTTGCACTCGTTTTTATAGTCCTCAAATAATTGTGCCATTACTTCAGGCGTTTCAATATATTTATGTTTACTCATTTATTCCAAAAATTTATGTGTTCGTATTCGTCTTGCATTTTACTAATTATTTTTTTCCATTTAATAATCGTTCTATTTTTTTAGTTAACGTTGCTGTATTTCTACCTTTAGTTAATAAACTAACTGATTCTCTTTCTCCTTTACCGCATTCTAAAAATATAGTAAAATAATCTTTTCCGATTTCTTTATTAATATATTTTATACTTTCTTCTGTCAGATATGAATTTATTTTAATTACTAATATTGATTTTGCCATTAATTCATTATATAAATAAAAGTTTTCTTTAATATTGCCGAGTTAAAGTAATTTATCCTAAACGGTTGGTGGGGCAATTCCCTCATTGATATGCGTTCCTTCATAAGTGATTGAAATCATTAAAATATTATTAGTATAAAGTATTTCTCGACAAATCGGTTTATACTTCTTTACATTTAGCTTTAAATTCTTTTCGCATTCCTTACCTACCCTTAAGCGTTCCTTTGGAGTTGGCTCAGATTCATAATCAAATGTATATTTCGCTTTAAATGGCATTACTTTTTACTTTTAGGTTTGTCTTCAATCGGTTTATTAATATACGCTAGTATTACGCTAAAAGCATCTTTGTAAATGTTTACACATGTAGAGCACTCGACAAGCGTTTCAACCGTTGCATCAATACCATGATAGGCTGCTAATATTTCTTTAACGTTGTCGTTTGAACTGTCAGGTCTGATTAAGTCATGAGCAACTGCATAGATAAAATCTTTTTGTTTAATTAGTATTTCGTTCATTTTAATTTATTTTTTATTTCGTTTTTAAATTTATTGTTCTCGTATATCAGTTTTCGTTCCTTAATACCCATTTCATTTGCAATCTCCCTGGTTGAAGTAACAACCGATTTGAATAGTACTTCAGCTTTAAACGGCTGCTCCCTTACAAATTTAACTGTTTTTTCAAATTTCATATCAATTTCAAAGTTATAACTTTCTTCAATCAAATCAAAATTAATTTCATAATCGTTGTGTCGTTCAACTAAAGGATTCTTTGTGTTAACTAATTTATTAGCCCTATGCCTATCCGAATTAATACCTTTTAATACATTTGAGCAATAGCTAATAAACTGCCCTCTATTAACTTTGTCAATCAAAAAGTCTTCAGGTTTCTCACAAAGGTATAGTAAAAATTCTTGAAATAAGTCGTTTTTAATATCTCGGTAGTTGCAAAGTTTAGTACTTAAGCCATTAAGCATTTTACTATTAGCTGCTATGATTATGAGTTGCTCTTTATTGATTTGTCAAATATAGTAAATTCCTTACCTTCAATCAAATCAAAAATCATTTGGTGCAAATAGTTTTCCATATCATCCACCGCTTTTAAACTTTCAGGATCTAAATTGCTATTAATTGTTTTAACAAATGACTCAGACGCTCTGATTAAATCATTGAACTTTTGTTTTTCTAAATGCTTAAACATACCTAAAAAGTGGCAATATTGTTCGTTATTAGTTCGTGCTAAGGCGCAAAATACGATTAAGGCTCTTTGTGTTTGTTCTATGTTTGTCATGGTTAAAATGGGTTATTTTCGTTATTAATTGTTATATCATTTAAAAAATTAGTATTATTTTCTATTGGTTTTGGTTGCGTTGTAAATAACCAATTATCATAGTTTGGGTTTCCTTTGTAGTAACGTCCGTTTGATTTATCCCAACTTAGTTGAACGCATCCTGTTTGTCCCCAATGTTTAAACTTAACCTTTTGGATATAAATTTCAGTCATTAAAGTTTTATAATTACGGTAAACTGTTATTCCGTTTGCTGTTTTATTATAAAAGTTAGCTGAGCCTGAAATATTATATAAATTTGGGACTTCATATAAATCGTGGTCTTCTTTACTTTTTTGTATCTTAGTAGGGTGAGCCACTAAAAAACAGTGAACTTTATTTAATTCACAAAAGCGTGTTATTTTATCTAACTGCTCTGAAATATATTTAGTTTCGTTATTAGTGTATTGATGATCTAGTTTATTCCACGCATCAATAACAAAAGCATTAACTCCCTTTTTTCTAACTAATTGCCTAACAGCATCTAAAATTGTTTCAAGTTTAAAGTCACTTTCAGGATTGATAAAAAAGAAATTACCTGCATGGTAACTAATCATTTTTTGTAAATCCAAAGGACTTAACCTGTTTATACCTTCAAATGGTTTACCTATTATTTTTTCAGCAAACTTACTAAAATGTAATTCCAAAGGGTGGTTTTCAGGACTGTAAAGTGCTGTTTTCCAACCATGTGAAATATTTAAACGGCATAATAAAAAATCTAAAAATTCTGACTTTCCGTGTCCAGGTATTCCTGTTATAGTTGTTAAATAACCTTGTTGGAATTTTAAATGCATATCCATCTCAGCCATACCTATACCAGCACCAACTGGCAAACCATTATTATAAAAATCTAAAATATCTCGCTCAATATCATTTGCAGTAAATACACCTGTTATCGGAAACTCCTTAGCTTCATTAATACAGTCAATAGTTATTTTCATTCCGTATTTAATTAAACAGTCGTTAGCATCTTTACAGTCCTTAAATAAAACCTTACTACAATTTTCAAAGCCTAAACGTCTACCGAGTTCGTTTTGTAAGTTTAAACCCGCTGCATCGTTATCTAAAGCTAAAATAAACTTTGTACTTTCTGCAAATGATTCAATACAATTATCTAAATATTCAAAATTGATTTTACCTAAACCAGCACCGTTTGGAACTGATATTACATTTTTAAAACCACATTCGTATAAAGCTAGGCAATCCATTTCACCCTCTACAATTATTATAGTTTCATTGTCAATAGTTGCATCTAGGTTATAAAAGATTAATTCAGCATCTTTATAAAGTTTAAAGTCTTTATCCTTACCTCTACTTTTAACATTTATGAGTTCACCATTTCGAAAATAGTTAAATTGAATAGTTGGTATTTCTTTTTTTGCTTTTGGCATCCATTCAATACCTTCGCTAACTTTTAACTCTAATAACGTTTTTTCGCTAATTAAACGGCTTTTAAAGAACTTTAAACAATTTTCAGTATAATTGCTTACATAAACTATTTTAGGACGCTTATAATCAATTTTAACATTTTTAGGTTCAAATGGTTTATTTTCAATTAAAACAATTTGGCAATGGTTGCATCTGCCA